TTGATCAATGCAGTCTCCAAGCTGAAGAGCCCCGACCTGCTCAACTCGGAACTACCATTCATGGATTTGGTGGTGGACGAGTTCGCAGTGATGTACCCAGCTCCGGCTGAGCCCCTCATTTTGAGCACCAAGGATGCAGTTTGTGGTCACCAAGCACTTGGCACACCTGGCCTCGCACTCGATCGTTCTAAGGGTTATCCCTGGACGCTTGGGTGTGATTCCCGGAAGTCCTCCGAGATCACCATCACACGTGACGACCTAGGGGTCCGATACACAATGTCGGACCGGTTGGAGCGTGCGGTGGTGGAACGTGAGGAGAATGCCAAGGCTGGAGTTCGCACACTCACTCTTTGGGCTGGCAACCTGAAGGATGAGCTGCGGGCGAATGCCAAAGTGGACACAAAGAAGACGCGCTACATTGCATCTGGGCCTGTCGACTACGTGATCGTGTTTCGGAAGTATTTCCAACACATGGTCGCAACAGCGCAGGCAAAGTGCATTCGTGGCACGCTTTCAATGGGTCTCGACCCACATGGACCAATGTGGGGAGCGGTTTTCAACTGGCTGACCGAGTTGGCGTTGGATGGCATTGCTGGTGATTTCACCAACTTTGACGGTTCAATTCCAGCGAAGATCTGGCCAACAATCGAGCGCATGGTCAACACGTGGTATTCGGGCGTTGGTGCGGCTGAGCGACACGTGTTGTTGCAAGAGCTGCACAATGCTCACCACATTGTTATGCGCTGGGTTTTGGTCACGGTTGGCTGCAATCCGTCAGGGGCACCTGGCACATCGTTCATTGACACGCTGGTCTTGTACTGCGTGTTGATGAGTTCGTTGTGTGTGCTCCTGGCGAAGGACGGACATGAACCAAGAGGTGGTTTGGCTCTGGCTCGACTAATTGGGTATGGTGATGACAATTGTCTCACACACCCTTTGAAGTTGGACTGGGCAGCACTGCCTCGCATTGTCAAACATTTTTATGGCATGACCTTGACACCGACGACGAAGATCGGTGAATTGGTTGCGCAACGGATGATTGACACAACGTACTTGAGCCGCGGTTGGGTGTACGAGGGTGGAGTTTTGCAAGCTCCACTCGCGTTGTCCCGTATCCGCGAAATCTTGTACTGGGTGCGCGATCGCGAACGCACCACATTGGTCAACACACTGAACAGTTTCTGTTTAGAGTTGACCCACCACGGGCGAGAAGTGTACAATAGTCATCGGCGTATACTTTCTGCCCACCCGTACCTGCGGCTTCAGCAGGTCGACATTCCTACCTTTGAAAAGGCCTACGGGTCTCGATTTGGTATTCGAATGTCATCTCTTTCCGACGAAGAGATCGAGCAATTTCGCCTCTTGTAGGTAATCGACTTCATTGTCGTGCGGGTGGTTTGCCTGCAAAGCAGACCAAAATTTGTTGTTTTTCGATTCTACTGATGGTGTTGGTCTCCGTGAGACCGTTGTTTCTGAGGTGACTGATCAGCAGGCACAGATTGGCTTTTCTAATTCGGCAGGCGTCCTTGAGACGACTTCTGATGCGGCGGCCACTCCGTGTGTTGTGAGCACAGCACCTTCCCATACCATACCAGGTTGGCTTGATCGTTCTTATCCTGTTGCTACCGGTTCGTTTACGAACACGGCAAGCACAGGTACCGAACTTGTT